ACCATTTTGTGGTCCAACGTTACTAGTTAATATAATTTTACTAAATTTTGTAATTCTATTTGCGGTTTCTCCTGTTGATAATTGTCTTTCTTTACAATCCTTTGTTGGTCTGAAGTAAAACGGATGTAAATCAACATCACTTATTGGTAATGTTCCACCTGTTAGTTCTTTTTTATAAGAATTATAAACCTCACTTAATGTTCCTTTTGAATGTATTGTTTTTAACACATATCTTATTAACACTTCAGGCGGTGTCTCATCATTTGAGGTTAATGAAAATGTTACGCCTGATGTACTACCATCTAAACTGTTTAATTTAGTTAAACCCGTAAGAATTAAAACATCGGCTAAATTGGTGTTATCGGTTTTATAAACATTTTTACCATAAAAAGTTTTACCTGATGAAATTGCTTCGTTTATTGTGTAAACATAAAAATCTACGGTCGTTGAATCCCCTGAAAAACTTTTAATATCATATTCAATAATTGATTTTAATGGTTTAGATTCAATTTCCCAAGTATCAATCGTATCGGTAACTTGTTGTAAATTTTTATCAAATTTTTTAAGATATAATGAAGAATTTTTATTTGCCAAAATAGGTTGTGAAACCAATTCTGTTTTTTGTTTTATCGTGGCACCTTTTTTTGAAATTAATTTACCACCTCGTATCATTAAACCATTTTCGGTGAATATGATATCGGAACCATATTTTCCGTAAACACCATAATCCGTGTGTCTAGCAAACGCTCCATCATTTTTAATTAATTCATCCGTATCTTTTTTTGAAATATTTGGGCCATGTTTTGATGCAATACCGTAAGTAGTATTTTCAACTTGAGCTGAGTGTGTTTGAGAGTTATAGTCGTGCATTGTTGTAAATGGACCAGCAACATACTCTACGTTAGTAAATTCTTTTTCTGTGTTATATGATAGTAATTTTACTGTTTGACCAATTTCAGGGATAAAATTAATATTAGTTGGTAAAAACGGAATTGCAGTAAATAAATCTTTATCGTCCCAAGCACTATAATCCAACGCCTTTTCCATTTCTCCTGTATATGAACTATATTTAATACATCTAATTCGACCTAAGTGTTTTGGGTCTAAATTATCAATACAAACACCGATATCAATTATTTTCATTTCGTTTGTCTTTTTCCTATTTCCGTATTCACGTTATTATATAAATCACTAATACTTTCCATATGTCTAGTTAAATCAATAATTAAAGTTTTAGTCTTTTCAAATTCATCAAATAATTCTTTTTCCGCTAAAAATAAATCACTGTTTGATTTGTTTTTAACGTCAGTTGCAATATCTATTAGTTTTTCTTTATCCATATTAATGCGAAATTCCAAAAGAAGGTCCCGCTAATGGATTTGCACCAAAAACTGAAACCTTTGCGTTAGTGTCATGTTCTTTAGTATGACCATCTATTATACTTTTCACCAAATCACCCACTTGACTTGGTACACCAAATTTATCACTTGTATCGATGCCAGCACCATTTAAACCTTCCATTGCATTCATGTATGCTCTATCCGCACTAAACCCATCTCTAAGTGAACTTGTTAAAAGTAAAATTGGAGGAATTTGTATTAAACTTAAACCTCCCATTAATGCTGAATTAATTGTTGAGTTAATTAACCCATATAATGTTTCACAGTTTGTTAAATCCAATTCCAATATTTTAGTTAATAGTGCAATTAATGAACTAATAATTAATACATATTTTTTCGATTTGTTTAATAAAATTTTAGCGGCAAAAATTGCTAAAAATTCAAGTAAGTCTTTTTTTACCCTTGACCAAAACTCTGCCAAAAATTTCCAAAAAAGTTGATTAATGATATAATCAAAAAGTTTATGTAATTTTTTCATCATAACTTTAACATCATTAACCGTATTACCACCTTCAGAAACTAATTGTTTATAAACAATAACAATAGGTAAAAAATATTTTGGTGATAATACTGTGGCTATTAATGCTTTAGGTAGGTTTAATATAAATGAACTTAATAAATTAATATGAAAATTATCTACAGGTATTGAACCATCAGTTTGGTCATGAGCATCCGCCGCACTATTATATAGTGTTTTAGATACCACATCATTTAAATTTTTATTTTTAGATAAATAAACAAAGTCCTCAAAATGAGTAGAACTAATTTGAGTTGTGAAATCGTTACAGTCTCTAAATTTTAAAACTCGATTACGTCTATTCGCCTCATCATCTAAATCAATCCCTTCAACGTCGTCAAAATCAAAATAAAATTCCGAATCTTGGTCGTTCTCATTAAATTGAGTTGTTGCATTTTGTTTTAAACCTGTACTAGGTGATCCACAATTTGCACAAATTTTCTTTAATAATCTTGTTAAATTATCAAGACCAATATTAAATAATGGTGGTTCACTACCATCAGCATTTATTGTCATTAACATCGCCATTTTAGTAACACCAGACATATCGATGTTTTCAATGTTACTATAATAATCGTTTAAAAATCCTTGAATTGTTCCACCAGTAATTGCGTTCGTTGGATTAACTTCTAACCCTGAAATATCATATCGTTGATTATTTGTATCCCAAGAAAAACTAAAAAGTGAATCACCATTTTGTGTTGTAAAAGATTGTGATCCACCATTAAAACTATTGAATAACATTCTATTCATTTGCTTAAGACCTGTTACCGATGGTGATTGTTCGTAAACTATTTTTCCCGTACTTGAAGTTGGGTCCATAGTTAAAACGTTCATAAAATCAAATTCGGAAGGTTTCAATGAAACTGTACTTCCTGTAAATGATTTTTGTGTCCCACAAATACCGTCACCGGCAAATAGGATTTTTTGAACCCCATCCATAACAATAGTCCTTGAACTTTTAATGGTTTCATGTGCTGACTCTTGTGTTATTTGTTTTAATCTTTGTTTTGAAAATGCTCTATCCGAATAATCAACCGTGGGATTTTTTGGTGCGGTACCTAAAAACCCCTCAACCGTGTCAATTAAATCTTGAAAAATATCGGTTTGACTTTCTTTTTTTTTAGCCTTTTTGGGGATTAAATCACTTAAATTTTTTCCATTTAAATTTGGGACCTTTGAAGCCAATTTATCTGGTATAGAACCAACAAAAGCTTTACCTGAATCAACAACTTGTTTTGCATCATCGTTGATTTTTTTAACAGCATTAATCTTAGATTTAATCTTAGCTTTTTGTTCTTTAATTGACATTATAATGAATACTTATCGGATTTCTTATCTTCGTCGGTGTTAACGAGTCTATCTAATATTTCTCTATCTTCATCAGATAATGTCAATTTACCCATAGGTCCTCCACCAGAACCACTACCTGAAGTTTGTTTAAGTAAAACACTCTGTAATTTAACCAATGAAATTTTCTTCTCTGTACAGTCGTTTAGAATTTTTTGTTGTTCTTTAATAACAGGACCAATAACACTCATATCTTCAGCATCTTTCATAAAACTCATCATTTTTCTCATGATGGTAGATGCGGTGTTTCTGTTTTCGACAACGTCATTGTATATCTCCTGCATCAACGCCATTGCGGAATCAATATCTAAAGTAATATTGTTTTTTCTTTCTCTCATAACAATAAATAGATTTAATCTAAAAACCCAACTAAAATACCGTCATAAATCTTTTTAAAACGTTTCATGGCAATTCTAATCTCTTTTGTTGATAATGATGTCATTTCTCTTAAAGACAGTAAAATGAGGTTCTTATTGAACTTATTACCATCACCAACTTGGAATATTTTATCAAAATTGCTAAAAATTTCAAGTAAAGCGTATCCTAATTTTTGTTCGTTTTCGTTTAAATTCTGATTTTCAACAAATTCTTCTAAATTGGAAGTTAATTTTATAATAATTGCTTGGTAATCAATAACATGTTCATCAATTACATATGATAAATCGGACCTATCTTCAATATCTGAAGAAATGTCATCATACGATACCTGTCTATTCTGTTCTTTAGTGTCTTTCTGTATTGACCCCATAAGGTAGTTTTTACAGATAGTACCAAAATATGAATACGCTTTAGTATTTTTAGTATGGTCAAATTTATTTATTTTTGTTATTAAAAAAGACATAGTATCGGTATGAATTTCATTGAAATCCATATCTTTTCTATATAATTTATAACGTCTAATGATACTTTCTACCATTATGATTAAGGGTTCTCTTAAATATTCATTGAATATCTTGTTCTTTTCTGTTTCGTCAGTACTTTCAAGGTAATTGACTACCGCCTTTTCTTGATCCTCACCAAAGTAAATTTTTTGGGTTCTAGGTCTTGGCATTAAGTGGTTATATAGTTTACATCTCGTTTATTTTTGAAAAAGAATTCTTTTTTTGCTGTGTCTAACCAAAATTTAACTTCATTTTCTTGTAATTTATTCTCCTCATTGTTTCTATAACTCCAAAATAAAGAATCTTCTCTCATGTTAACATGTTGGTATCCGATACGTGGTACTGTCATAATTCTAACACCATTGTGTGTTAACCTTAATAAAAATTCATAACTAAATGATAGTTTAATATTTTCTTTAAGACTACCATTATCTTTAATAACTTGTGTTCTATATAAACCTCCACTTGTTTGGTAATTTTGGAATTCTAATAAGACTTCATTATCTATAAATCCTTGTAATTCAGTAAATCCATATGCCCAAGCTGATTCGTTTGTGAAATTAACAAAAGTACCTTCTTGGTTTATATCTCTAATGATTGGTAGGAACACATCAACATCAGAATATATGTTCAAATATTCGTTCATTGATTTTAACCATATTGGTCTATATTCATCGTCAATCTCAAAAATTGAAAACCATTCAGTTTCACATTTTTCAATTCCTAAATTTATTTGTGAACAGAAATCGGTGTTACCTTTATTTTCAACAAATGTAATTTCTAATTTATTTGATAAATTAGTAAGTTCTTCTTTAATTTTGGTTGGACAAACAATAGATAAAATTACATCATTATGAAAATCCTCAATAGAGGAAATCGCGTTAGTTAACATTTCTTTGTAGTCACCGTCAATTTTATGGATTGGTAATATAATTGTTATTTTTTTCATACAGTTTCTTCTTGTTTTAATTTTTCTAATGCAGTTTCGATTGACTCCACTCTTTTATTTTTTAAAGAATTAAAAATTGATTTAATACTTGTTTTAGTTATTGATGTGTCATAAGGTAATAATGTTTCTTTCATTTTTTCTTTAACTTCATCAGTTAATTCAACACCATCAATCCAAGCCAAAATATATGAACCCAAAACATCTACAATTTTATTACTATCGTAAGTCCACATTCCATTTTCACTTAACCAAGATGGTTCCGAATTTGGTATTTTACCTACAACAGGAACACCACATTTCATAGATTCTAACGGAAAGGTACCAAAGGTAGATTCATCATCAATCCATAATGACACCATACACTCTTTTAAATTCATGGCAAATTCATCATAGGTCATTTGAACCATATCTCTAAATGTTATCCATCTAAGTTGTGGGAATTTTATGTAAAATTCAGAAATTAATTTTCTATGTTTTGACCTATCTCTGCAACTAATTGCAACGTATGGTTTTAATGGTAATTCAATAGGTGAAAATTGGTCACCAATAATTGGTGGAATAACATGTACTAAACTTTCAGGAAAATATTCCATGATATATTGTTTAGTTTCTTCTGTTGTTGTAATCACTTTATCAAATCCAAAATCACTAAATCTACTACCAATTGGTAATGTCTCAAACATGTAATCTTTTTCTTGAATTAACATTACTTTTACACATTTTACATTTGATAATTGTTGTAAAGCATTTCCATAATATTCAGGAACAACAACAATATCGTCAATCTTTAATTCGACTTTATCATCTTTAATACTGACAATATCTAAAGATGTATATGTCTCACCTAACCAAGATTTTACACCAACATATGATTTATCTTCAACTAAAATTTTAGCTTCGATACCATCTTCTTTTAATGTTAGCGCCAAATCGTAAATGTATTTTACAGATGCTCTTGCGTTATTTTTTGAGTCGTATGTTAAAAAATATACAATACTCTCTTTTGTGTTTAATCTACCTAAGGCAGATTCTAATTTTTCTATGTTTTCGTTTTTATTACTCATCGTCTTCAATTAATATTTGGTTTTTTATTAAAGTGTTAAATGCAATTTTAAATGATACTGATGTCCCTTCTTGTCCAAATTTTCCAAGACCTTCGTCTACTTCATCAATTTCACCTAATATTCTTTCTAAACACATTTTTATTAGTTCGTATTTAAAAATGTTGATGTGGGTTGATTCATCATCTTCTTCTTCAACATCTTTATCTGTTTTACTTACTGCTGGGGTGGTTCTACATTTATCTGTGATTCCGTCGATATTAATGTAGTAGTTTTTTCCAAAGAGTTCAACCATGGTTCTTGTATTTCAGTTAATTTAGATATTTCTTTTTTATTTGTAAAGTGTTGGTTATAAGTTGTATTAAATTTTATAACATCTTTTGTTTCTGGACATAAATCAATAATATTTTTATTGTCAGTTATCCAAACATCACATGTGTTCCAATTATTTACAATCTCATCACTTTTAATGAATTTAATGTTATTACCTAAAAACCCATTTTTAGATAAAAAGAATAATGTTGCGGGTTTGGCTTTACCCAATTCATCTAACCCGATTAATGTAAAATTATGATTTGGGTTTTCATAAATTATTTTATGTAAATCACTAAATGTTGTTGAATAACTTAATCCTGCGTGACCAAAAATTTCAATTGGATATTCTATAAAAAGAAAATAATCCGATTCTTCTTTAGATTCAAATTTATATGAGTTTAATAAGTTATCATTCTGAATTGGTTCAATTACACCGTATTCAAAATTACTTTCTAACTTAACATCATCCGCTAAGTATGCATCATTATAGTGATAATCAAATTTTTGTATTGTGTTTCTTATTACACCGTCTATACTAATGAATATTTCCATAGTAGAAATATACAAGTAAAAAATACATAAGTAAACAATAAACCCACACCATTATGTTAAACGATGTGGGTTTATTAATCAAATTTAACTTTATTGTTAATCGTATCTATTTAAAATCTCACCAATAATTGGATTTCGTACAATGTCTTGCATTCCAAATTCAAAAATTCCAATTCCTTTAACGTCTTGTAATCTCATTTTAGCATCGTAAAGACCTGATTTTGTTTTATCACGATATTTGTCTGATTGTTCAAGGTCTCCCGAAATGAAGAATTTTGAATTGTATCCTATACGAGTTAATAATAACTTAATCTGTGATGGTGTAGCATTTTGAGCTTCTTCAAAAACAAGGATTGTGTTATCTACGTTCCAACCTCTCATGTAAGCGAGAGCGGCAACTTCGATATATCCTTGGTCTTTTAGTTCTTCTCTGGCTTCTTTACCAATAATCTTATTTAAAAGATAATATGATGGATAAATGTATGGGTCTAATTTCTCCTCTAAACCACCTGGAAGTGATCCTAATTTCTCTTCAGCTTCAACTGCAGGTCTAACTATGATTATCTTCTCATACTTGTTAGAATCGTCGTATAATAGGTCTACCGCTCGTTTCATTGCAATGTAGGACTTACCTACACCTGCGGGACCAAAACATAATGTAATTTGATTTTCTCCAAGAATACTCCAATAGGTTTCTTGGTTTTTTGTTAAGAACTTTTCTTTAGGACGTTTGATAATTTGTCTTATCCTATCTTTATGAGATATTTTTTTCTCTTCTACTAATACGGGTGGTTGGTTGGATGTTTTGGTTCTTGTCTTATATGCCAAAATTGATATTTTTAAAAATTCTGTTTATTGTTTATAAATATCATCACTTTCCTGTTGAGCCAAACCCACCAGTACCTCTTTCAGTATCAGATAATTCGGGAACTTCAGTCATATATATGGTAGGATATGGTAATATGATTATTTGTGCTCCTCTTTCACCTACTTTATACTTTATTGAGTCAAGTCCGTTGGTTTTCTTAAAAGTCGCTTGTAGTTCGCCTCTGTAACCACTATCGATAACACCAACACAATTTGATAATATTAAATCTTGATTACGTACTGAAGAACGAGGAAATACTAACCCAACAAATCCTTTTGGAATTTCCATCGCAATACCAAAACCATAAGAAACACTAAATGATGTATTTTCAATTTCTCTTGTTATTGTTAAATCCATACCTGCATCACCAAGTTTTGAATATGATGGGATTACAGCGTTAGGGTCTAATTTTTTAACCTTAACTAAAGTACCACCACCCGTCATTGTTGGTTGAGTGTTAATTATACTTTGTCCCATGGGTTGTGTTGGTTCTGTTGGCATTTCTTTATAAAGTGAATTTAACACATTATCAATTTCACTCATAAAATTTGAATCGATATTTTCTTCAGACCCTAATGTTTCTTCAATATCTTTTAATTTTTTAAGATATTCTTCAATAGCGTTTTTATCCATTTTTTTCTTTTTTATCTAAAATCCATTTATCTAACTTCTTAACCCGTTCTTTTAAGTCATTATCTTGAGGTCTTAAACAACACTCAACAAACACATCAGTTACTCGTTGTAATTCCTCAAATGTAACTTGAACACCAACCGTACTAAGGTATTCTAAAGCCATTTTACTTTGCGATTGACGCATTATTTGTATATCTCTGCCGTAAAAATCCATAGTTCAGTTGGTGTTATTAAATTACTTTGTTTTGTAATACTCAGGTGTATTTTTGTCATCAATAATACAATCGATTTTTAATTTCTTAACATCGATAATTTGACTTGAACGAATATCGCCAGCTAAAAATTTTGAAGCGGTGATGTTTGCCTCAGCATTTGATTCTGCTTGAACGATAATGTTTGATTTTGTTAAACGGGGATTACCCTCTCTGTCTAATTGTTCGGATTCATATCCTACTGTTACTGTGTAATGCATAATTGTTTTTTTTTTATTTATTTATAATTGATTTGAAAAATTCTACTCTATCTTGACAAACTTTTTTAAGTGAATATTTGTCTTTTACTGTTTCATATAAACGTTCACCTAAATCTTCAATCATATTTGGGTTCTCAATTAAACGTTTCATTTGTTTTGCCCAATCTTTATGATTTCTATTTGGGTTAACCAATAATGAGTTTCCATTTTTATTAAAAACACCATTATCCACCGCCGATGTTAAATCTATTGTATATGGGTCAGTTTCACTAGCAATAATTGCTTTCTTATGAAATCCCGCCTCAATAACTTTTAGTTGTGATTTATTTCCATTAAATAACGATTCAACAAGTGGAGCTAAAGATACATCAAATGTATTGTAGTTAGTCGCATAACTATTAATTTCTTTTGTCCATCTTCTTCTATATGGTTCATTAACATCATCATAAGGTGTGTCTGTAAATGAATTTAAATATGTTTTATATTCATTGTTAATCACACTATAGTTATCTGTGAAAATTTTCTCATACTTGTACCAAACGGTTTCGTTAGGTTTAATTGGTCTATTTCTTTGTTGATTTGTTTGACTATCAATCTCAGTTACAGTACCTCTTAAATCAAACCCACATAGTACAAATTGTACTTTATCTTTATATGAATTATGTGTTGTTGAAATGCCATTTGACATTAATTCAATATCAAATAAATGTGAGGAGCCACCTAACCAACCAAATCTAATTTTATCGGATTCAGTTTTATTAATTTTATATTGAGGTTCGTATTCGTTAACTGCGTTCGGAAATATCTCAACATTTTTTATCTTTAATCTATCTTTAATTGTTTGAGCAAAAATTGAGGTTGTTGTTGTAACATAATCAACCAACTTTAACATTTCAATTTTCATATCTCCAATCTTTGATGCTTTAACTTGGTGATACATTGGATGTCTTTGGTCAACAAACCATAAATCATCAATATCCATGATGACTTTTATTCCTTTTGATTTTAACCAATTAATTCTATTGATGTTGTCATCGTGATTTGTTTGGTGAATAAATGTGTGAAAAACAACGATATCGTAATTTAAGAAAAATTCATCATTATTATCTGCGTTATATGATATATCGACATGTATATCATTTGAATGGTTATCACCAATAAATTTATAGGGGTCCATAACCCTAAATTTACCGACACCGTGTTTGTCTGATGGGATTGCTAATATTTTAATTTTTGACATATAATAAAATATATCAAAAATTATTGAAAAAACAAAATTACTTTGCTTTATTTACTCCAGTAATTTTACCTTTGAATATGGAGTCACCTACTTTTAATACTAAATTTTCATTTATAGATGATGTTGTAGATGCTGTAAGTATTTGATTTAATTTCTCATCCATTACTTTACGAATGGTATTTTCAATTAAAATTGAAATCGCATTCATATCAATATTAGATGTTTGTTGTGAATTGTTTTGTTTTGACTGAGGTTGTTTTTTACCTAAACCCTCTTGTTCCATTAAACGTTTAGCCCCTTTAACAAAATCCATATCTAAAGTATCGTTTAATGATATTTGGTCCATTTGTTGAATTGGATTTTCAATCATCGCCCTTTTAATTGCTTCAGGTAATTTGGATTGATTAATTTTATCAACCGACGGCACACCCATAGGTCTTGTTGGTTGTTTTGTAGGTTGATATTCTTCATTGTTTACAACATCTTCCGGTGCTGACCTTAGTAAACTTTCATCCACATTACCTCTTTCGTAATTTCCTGAATCAACTTTATTCATAACCTTTTTGGCTTGAACTAACTTATGCATTAAATCGTTTTGTGATATTGAACCTTGTTGTGACATAATATTAAATATTTTCTATTTTAATTATAAACTATTTTATGAAAACATTAAACGTTTTATTTTTCTAATACTTTCATTTAACAATTCATCTTCATCTTTTTCTTCTGGATTTTGTATTGGTGGTTCAGATTGTTTTGGTTGTGGTAATTCGTCCGGTTGTTTTGGTTCTTCCGGCTGCGGTTCTGGTTGTGGTTGTGGTTGTGGTTTAGGAACCTCAGGTGTTTTACTTGGTTTACTTTGTGGTGTAGGTTGAGGTAACTCTTCCGGTTTTTTAGGTTCAATAGGTGTTGGTTCCGTTGGTTTAACAATCGGAGCAACTTTAGTTGGTTTTCCTTTAACGGGTTGTGGTTTTTCAACCGGTTTTGTTTTAGGTGTTTTTGTCCAATCTGTGGTTACGTAGGTAACACTCATAGAACGATCATCACCTTCTTTATATTGTGGTCTTTTAGTGTCAAAAGTTTGATCACTCATTACTTGGACACTACTCATTCTACCTAACATAAATGTTCTCCATCCATGTTCACTGAATCCTTTTTTAGATGTTGATGGTGGTTGAACCCAAGCCCTTAATATTAAATAACCCTTTTTACTTAAACCTAAAGCAACCGCCTCAGCTTTAACCCTATAACCCGCCTTAACACTATCTTTCTTAGGTTTTCTTGGACCTGAATAATAGAAAGTGATTGGATATCTATTTTTAATAGCATCCACAATCGGTTTTGTTTTTGTGGTCTTTAGGATGTTTTCTTCCTCAAGTATTAAAAAGAATAATTTATTAAAGTTCATTATTGAAAATCAGGGTATTTGTTATTTTCACCAAACGCATTTTTAGTCACTGTTGCAATTCTTGTTTGAATGTCAGTCATAGAACCAACCTCACCATTATCACCTTTTTGACCTTTACCAAACTCATCTCCATCAGAAATTGCATTTGGATTTGTTACACCATAACCGTTATTAACACCATATTTATTGGTAGATACGATATCCGTTCTAGTGTTTATGTCGGTTAATGAACCAACTTGACCGTTTTGATTTTGACCTTTACCAAACTCATCGCCATCAGAAATTGCATTTGGGTTTGTAATACCATAACCATTATTTGCTGAATATCGGTTAATTGCCAATTCAGTCGGTCTAAATTGATTAGCTAAGGCTTCTAATTGTGTTATTTTTGCCATATTAGTATAATATTAATTTTTTTATTTTGTTAATTTCCTCAAATAAACCTAACGATGTGATTGGTGAAATTGATGATTTATGTGAATTACTTTTAATTAAATTTAATGGGGGTAACATACTTGGTTTCTTTTTGTGTTTCTTTAAAAAACTATTTTTTCTTTCTCCGGTTATTGATCCTATTTCGTCAGCATCTTTTCTTCCCTCTTTTCTATTGACTATCATATCTCTTTCACCGTCTAAGAATTGTTTTCCCCAGTTATTCATTAAATCACCACCAGCCAAGTCATACTTAATTTTATCACCAATTTTATCAATATTTTGTAAGTCATGAATAATTCGTTTTAATTGACCATATTTAACTTTTTTATCAGCCAATAATTTTTTAGCTCTTTGTAACCCATGTGCATGAGACCCATTAAGTCCTATGACAGCATGATTTACATTATCTAAAATATTTTGTGGGATATCAAATATCCTCTTTTTTAATTCACTATTCATTATCCTTTTTCAAATGTTTGATAATATCATCTGCAGTTAACCCATTACTTTCTAATGAATCTCTTAAAGAATCTATCTGTCTTTTTATAATTGGGTTTATTTCTTTTTCTTCGTCTTGTTCCCCAACTTTAGAAACGATATCACCATCTTTTTTTCTTTTAACAACACTTTCAATATATTCCTCCATAAATTTTTTAGGATTTTCGATTAGTCTTACTTTATCGGTTCCTTTTAATTTAGGGTCATATCCCATTGCCTCTAATCTTTCCATGGTTTCTTCGTGAGATAAACCTAATTCTTTTGTAAAATGATTATAAGCTTTTTGAAAACTTTCATCATCACCCATGGTATCATCATAACCTAAAGCATCACCCATTGCAATTTCTATAAGTTTTTCTTTACTTATTTCTTTACCCTCACCCCAAAATCTTGTATAGTTTTGAATACCCAACGTACCATAATTACCTGACATACCTCTACCTGTTTTAACAACCTTATCTGTGATTGAATTTGAGGTTACACCTTTGGTATTTAAATCGCCAGGTTTTTTACCATAACGAATATTTCCGTTCTTATCTACAATTTCATCAACTTCTTCTTCTTTTTCCACTTTATCAGGAATTTTAGAATAATCGGTGTCATCTGAATTTTCTTTCGCCCATTTACCCCATTTATTCTTCTCTTTCTTAGGTTTTCCCTTTTCATTTGCTTTCGCATAGAAGAATCTTTGTTGTGCTTTTGACGCAAATTTCTCTTCAATTACCTGTTTTATAAAATTATTCATCTATTTGGACTTTTATATAAATATCAAATGTTATGAAAGATATTTATATAATAATGAATAGACAGAATATTTTAAACTTTTACGGGTCTAAATTTAATTTGAAATTAGATTCGTCCGAATTATATGATTTTGAACTTGGGAAAACAGCCATAGATTATAATACCGATGTGTTGGATTTAACGAATGAAATCACCTATACAGGACTAACAATCAACTCTTCTTGCTATTCAGGGTTTACAACCCCTTGGGCGTTACCAATCAATGAGTTATATACGGGACACACTTGTGATTTCACAATTAAAAGAAGAACCGAAAAGGGTTGGACTTTAGATTTTGTTTTTGATAGAAACAATATTGGATGGTCTGGTGGAACAACTTTTTATTATTGGGGGATTAGTGGGGAAACCAATCAATTATATTACGCAGATAATAATCTTTCTTTTAAATTTACCAATGATGGTAGAATTAAATGGGATTCCTACAGATATTCAGGTAATTGTGATGCAACTTCAGGATACACCGAATCATATTACATCTCATCAGGACAGACACCTGTTTTATGTTCGGGAGGTACGTCTTCCGATTTTAACGTAACAATAACTTTTGATAGATATAAACATTATCAAGATTGTGATATTGAAAATGAGGGTGGGTGGAACGATTTAATCCGTGGACCACATCCAATTAGTTCTACCGGTAATACGGGGTCAACCACAACACAGATTACCACAGGATATACAATTATTAATAATTACACCGATTGGATTACGGGTGCGACAGGAACAACTGAGTTTATTGAGGTTTTAAATAAAAAATGGTTTAATGAAAGACAAAAAAGGTTAGGTGTATTAAAAATATACCTAAACGGTAAAAGAATTTATAAATTGGATAATTGGGAAGAGGTAATTCCATCTTTAAGAAATTCTGAAAATGATATAGTTCAAAAATGGGGTGGAGGTACCACAGCGTATAATACAATACACACGGGAACAACTCTTTTTGAAATTAAACAAGTAAAATACTTTGAGGAACCGTTAGATTTTATTCATGTTAACCATCATTATTTAACATCAATTAAACCGAATTATTCAATAACCGAATGTTCGGATGATTGTGTTGATACTATTATTGGTTTAATAACGCCAACCCCAACTATAACACCAAGTGTTACACCAACAATTACCGTAACATCATCCGTTACCCCAACTCGTACAGTTACACCAACACCAACACCAACGATTACACCTTCAATAAGTTTAACCCCAACCGAAACACCGACTAACACACCAACACCATCAGCAACTTCATTACCTAAAATAATACAAGATGGTTTAGTTATTAATGTTAATGGTAATCCATCATCGTATAATGGTACGGGAACAACTTGGACAAGTATTGCAACAGGAACAACGTATAATGGTGATTTAGTAAACGGACCAACTTGGACATCAAGTTCTCCAAGTTTCTTTACATTTGATGGAGTAAATGATTATTGTTATTTTGGGGATACATCAAACCAACCTAATAATGGAAGAAGAACATATGGTGGATGGATAAAAGGTAAAACCCAAACAAACGCACAAAATACCTTATTTTTCCAAAGAGGTACTGATTTGAGTTCCAGTAATCCAGGTTGGAGTTTAGCAATAAGTCAAACAGGAACAAAGTTTAGGGCTGATATGGTTAGTGATACTTTTACAGGTAATATATCAGGTACAACAACAGTTCAAACAAATGTTTGGTATAATGTAATTGCAGTAATGGATACTGACACATATAAACTTTATGTAAATGGTGTATTAGAAGCAACTCAATATATAGGAACAGGAACGGTTTTAAGAAATTCAGATAATGTTCCTGGTTGGAAAATTGCTTTGGGTAATTATAGTCCACAACAATACTTTAATTGTTCTGTAGCGGAATTCCAATTATACAATGTTGCGTTAACAGCACCAGAAGTTTTAAATAATTTTGACACAAGAAAATCAATATATGGATATTAAATATATAACATTTAATCTATCAGAGATAGATAAGATAAATTTTGGTGAGGTATTAACAACATCAAGGGATACAATGAAATTATCAAATAATTACCTTGGTATATTAAAGTATATGGGAACGATGCCACCATCTATTCAGTCATTAGAAACAAAATCACAGGAATATTCACATAGTGAAATACTTGATTTATTATTAACAGAGGAATGGGTAATAATCTATGAACAAGGTATAACTGGAAACACATAAATAGAATAATAATATAAATATTTATAACATATGGAATTCTTTATAAGACAAGGGGCATCAGACCCAATATTAAAAATGAGGATGATTGATGACGGTAAAAACGATAAATCATCATTTAACGATTTATTGGAGAATGCAACAATCTCATTTGACATGTATGATACAAAAACAGATCTACCGGTTATTTTAAATCAACCTTGTCTATTAACAACAAGAACAAAGTTGTATAATCAAACAACTGACGAATATTACATCACATATAGATTTACAGAAAGTCAAACATCTGAGGTGGGTAAATTTGAGGGTAAAATAACCGTACAATTTGACGATGGGTTGGGAAATAATACAACTAAGTTAATTTTACCCGTTAAGGAGAAATTATTTATTAATATTTCATAATTTTTTTATTACCGATTTTTTTTCTTATACTTATTAATGTAAACAAGGCAAACTGTGATTTAATCACAAGCTAATACGTCACATTTAAAAAAATTATAAGATGAAAGAGGTTATCTCTCAGGAAGTTATTGAAAACTTTCTTAATGGGGGTGACGATGAGAAATACATCGTAGGTGTCGAATATGACTACCCCACAAACTCAATATCCAAAATTATTCAAGACCCAATTAAGGGTAAAATCGTAAAAACAGACTCATTTGTTCCGTTTTTGTGGGTTGGAGATTTAAGTAATTTAAATTTCTATGGTAATTCCAAAGCCACACAAAAAAAGATGATGGGTAAGTATGGTATTATCATTGATAAACTTGAGACCCAAGGAAATGAACGACTTGAATTGGGAATGAAGTTTTTGGTGAAGAGTATTAAAAGTTACACCGACTTAATTAATTTCTTTAAAACGGGAGGACTTGACCCTTGGGGTGAGGATGTTAGAAAACATTTTACAATACTATCACCCGTTGAACAATATCTTGTTCAAACAAAAAAAAGATTATTTAAAGGAATTGATGATTACGGTGGTGTTAATCGATTTGTATTTGATATTGAGACCACAGGTCTTGACCCCGAAACTTGTCATATCATTTTAATTGGGGTTAAAGATAATCGTGGTTTAAATGAAACAATTAGTGCGTTTGGTGAAGATGGAGAAAAAAAATGTATTGAAAGATTTTTCAAATATATTAGTGATTTAAAACCAACGATTGTTGCGGGATATAACTCCGCATTCTTTGACTGGCCGTTTATATTAAAACGTGCACAAATATTAGGTGTTGACGTAAATGCATTAACACAAATATTGACGGGTACGGGGATGAAAGAAAAAAAGGGGGTTTTAAAACTTGCAAATGAAATAGAAGATTACACACAACATGTAATTTGGGGATTTAATATTATTGATATTGCACATTCAGTTCGTAGAGCACAGGCGATTAATTCTGAAATTAAATCTTGGGGTTTAAAATATATTACCAAATATTTGGAGAAGGAGAAAGAGAATCGTGTGTACGTTGAAGGTAATCAGATATCAAAAATTTATTTGGATAATGAAAGTTATTATGTAAACCCAAAGACAGGTGGTTATAAGAAAATTGGAGAACCCGGTACAGAAAATTTATTAGATAGATTTCCTGGTAAGTTTGAGATATGGCCAGGAAGAAAAATTGTAGAACAATATCTTGACGATGACTTGTTTGAAACTATGGTTGTTGATGATTCATTTAGTCAATCTACTTTTTTAATTTCTAAGTTGGTACCAACAACTTATGAAAGAGTTGCAACAATGGGTACTGCGACATTATGGAAAATTATAATGTTAGCATGGTCATATGAAAATGGATTGGCAATTCCTGCAAAAGATGAAAAACGTGCATTCACTGGTGGACTATCAAGATTATTAAATGTTGGTTACTCTAAGAACATTGTTAAGTTTGACTACTCATCACTTTATCCGTCAATTCAACTTGTTTATGATATATTCCCCGAGTGTGATGTTATGGGTGTACAAAAATCAATGTTAAAATATTTCCGTAACATTCGTATTAAGTACAAACATCTTGCCGGTGAGTTGAAAGACACTGACCCTGTACAATCGGAAATGTACGACCGTAAACAATTACCAATTAAGATTTTTATCAATGCTTATTTTGGTTCGTTGTCAGCACCTCACGTATTTCCTTGGGGTGAAATGGATTCAGGTGAAACCATTACGTGTATCGGTCGTCAGTGTTTACGTATGATGATTATGTTCTTTATGAAGAAAGGTTATAAACCTCTTGTAATGGATACGGATGGTGTGAACTTTGAAACACCTGATACCGCTAAGGACACCATTTACATTGGAAAAGGATTAAATGAATTGGTTATTGGGGGTAAAGAATATCATGGTATTGAAGCGGACACAGCAGAGTTTAATGATATTTTCATGAGAAATGAAATGGGTCTCGATATTGATTATACTGCACCGGCTTGTATTAATATCTCACGTAAAAATTATATTATTAAGTTAGTAAAGAAAGGTAAAGAGAAAATAAAACTAACAGGTAATACAATAAAATCTAAAAAGATGCAGACATATGTTACTGAATTTTTAGATGAAGGTTTAAAGTTTTTATTAAACGGTGATGGTTTATCTTTTGTTGAATTATATTATGAGTATGTAAATAAAATTTATAATAAAGAAATTCCATTAGCAAAGATTGCAAATAAAGCACGTGTTAAACAATCTATTAAAGATTATAAAAAACATGTGATGAAAGTTACTAAATCTGGTTCTTTAATGTCACGTCAAGCACATATGGAATTAATAATGAATAGTGACTATCCTGCAGGATTAGGTGATACAATTTATTATGTTAATAATGGAAGTAAAAAATCTTCAGGTGATGTACAAAAAATTACCAAACCAACCAAAAAACAAAATGAAGATTATATGGCAAAATTCGGTGAACTAATGCCAGAAAATTTCATTGAGGTTAACTGTTATATGATTGATGAAAAGGAAATTGTAAATAACCCAAATTTAACAGGTGATTATAATGTTCCTCGTTATTTAAATAATTTCAATAAAAGAGTTGAGCCATTATTGGTTGTTTTTAATCCGTCAATACGAGAAGACATTTTGGTTGAAAATCCTGAGGAAAGACAATACTTTACCAAGACACAGTGTGAATTGGTAAATGGGTTTCCATTAAAGGAAACAGGTCAAGATAAATTTGATGAAGTTATGACCTTATCAGATAGTGAGGTTGTGTTTTGGAATAAGGTTGGACGTGACCCATTCTTTATGTATGTGGAAAATAGTTTAGAATTAGCCGACCCATATTGGGTAAATCATAATAGAGAAGTTGTTGCGTCTCAAGTGGGGTCTACTGTGAGTAATGAAGATGAAATTATCGGTAATGATAATGGAGACCTAATACTACACGTAACTGAAGTTTAGATAATATTGATTGGAGCTGGCATTGCTCTGAACTTGAGTGACTTATTAAGGTTCTCAGCTTCGCCAGCTTTTCTTTCAAGAATTTTGTCGGGACGAAGTCTTTCAAGTCGTGCCATTAGTTCTTCCACTAATTTAGATTTTTCATCCTTACCTTCTGTAATTAAAGATGTGTAATCTAATTTAATTGTACTATCAGGAACTTGTAAATCTCCTGAGAATTTACCCCAAATACGACCTAAACCTTCTTTAGAATAACCGATTAGATATTTTCTAACCCAATTCTGAGAAGGTTTATTTAAACTATCCCATGTTAATTCTTCGGTCATTACATCTGACGGTAATTTAATAACGTCTTTGTTTTTCTTTAAACAAGTGTCTCTATCCATGGTATCATAGTACCAATACCAAACATAATAATTCTTTCTAGCTATAGAACCAAAATCAAATCTACCGCCAGGAACATTAAATAAATGTATTAATTTTTTACCTTCAGGACCTGCAGTTATTTTATAAGTTAAGTCTCCTCCGATAAGTCTATTCTTAATATTTCTATCACCCATTCTAAGCATTAAATCAAAACCTGGTGTCATTAGATATGAACCTGTTGAACCCACTTGAGCAAATCCACCCATACCACCAAATCCATTTCCACCTAATCCACCAAAACCCGCAGATATTGGGTCAACTATGGTGTCAGTTAAAGTTGCACGTGTGAACCATAATAATTCGTTGATTTCACGACCGGCAGGTACTTCATATACTTGTTCACCGTTAACTAATTCAATAAAATCTTTTTTAAGTTCATTATCTCCACCAGCCTGTAAACCTACGATTTTAGAGTAGGAATGGGTATATTGAGTCTCATAATCCAAACTTCTTGTGGTAAACGCTCTTGATAATGATTGGGTGTCTAAATCAAGACCCGCCAATGCCGACCATTGGGATTCTATTAACCAATCACTTACATATTGTTCATATTCAGATAGAGATAACTCCAAAAATGTGTCCATTTGTTCTTGGGTTAATTCAATACCACGAACGGGCATACCTAATAAATGGAACACCTGAGTGTAAAGTTTATCTTTTTCCGATTCTGAAATAATTGTGCTCATATTTGATATATTCTAATAAATAGTTTATATTATGGAAATATGAATACTGTTAAAAATTTAAAGATTGATTATTCCTTTATGAGTGGTCTATTTGATGGCCGTGATGGTTGGAAATCGTATTATTTTAATGAGGCTCAAGCTTGTTTTAAGAAACATTATGATTTAATTGGTAAATGGAAAATAAATGAAAAAGACCCCAAAAAAAGAGAAGGTCATTTTGATGAAAATGGTTTATGGTCTTGGACTAATAGAATAAACACACACCCAAACTGTTGTTTGTCTTTTTATAATTGGGGGATGAAATACAATCCAAGTATGTTTATTGATTTTGGTAATCCAGAATATCATGAATATAACGCGAAACAAATTTGGAAGTTTGTTGATAATTTTTTTGATTTAATTTTCACCACAGAAACAACAGAAAAATATCTTAGAGAATTAAAAATTAAATGTTCTAAATCGTGGAATAGTGGTAACATTACGGTTATTGCCATTATTATGTCTTTATTTGAAGCGTTTGGTAAAATTACGGATATTGAATATACGTTTGATTTTGGAGATGGTGAAGATATGGATGGTGTTGATTTAAAATTTAGATTACCAAATGGTGAATTAAAGACCATGCAAATAAAAAGTGGAACTTTTCAAAATATGGGAGACGAGTTTCATGTTAACGGATCACAAAATAATTTAAAATATAGTACCAATTATTATGGATATGCCAATGCTGATGGTTGGAAAAGATTTACTTCGGTAATTATTTTTGAAAATACACCTAATTTATATAAAGACGGTAAAACTATTATCGTTAAAAAAGAATACGAAATTTATAATAAAATACAACATATGCCAATACCTGAAAAATTAAATGAACTTTTAGTTCTTTGTGGAAGAAAAGACATTGAATTTATATTGAAAAAAGAAGATGAGATTAATTCAATAGATTTTAACAATGAATCTAAAAAAATAACAATAAATTTTATAGACCACGAAGATGTGGAAATGGAAAATTTGTTAGACAATAAAATTAATGAATTAAAAGAGTTGTTTAAGTAAATCCTTACTGAACGATTCGGAATATTCTCCGTCACCCATTACTTGGTCAATTACCCCTTTCTTTTTCTGTAATATATTATAGATAATTTTCTCAACCGTATTCTCAAAAACGGGGTAATAAACTAATACACTATTTTTTTGACCATATCTATACGCACGGTCTTCACCTTGAGCATGATCTGCAGGAACAAAAGATAGGTCATTCATAATAACAACTTCCGCTGCGGTTAAGGTAATTCCCACACCCGCAGCTTTAATATTACCAATAAAAACTTTTATCTTGTCATCAGTTTGAAATCTATCGACGTTTTCTTGTCGTTTATCTTTATTCATACGACCATCAAGAGTTACTGATATTTTTTTATACTTGTCATGCAACATATCCAACGACATTGTGAAGTTGGTAAACACAATTACCTTTTTACCTTGTTCGACAAATTTGTCAATTAATTCACAAGTATATGGAATTTTTTCATAAGCGATAAGTTGACGAATTTTCATTAATCGATTTAACGTAACGGTAATTGTTTCGTCATTTTTTTTATCGGTACTAATACGTGTAAACTCTTCTAATTCCTCATCGTACATCTTACTACTCAATTCTACAAAAACAGGTGTAACAATTTTTTCAGGTAAATCAAGAATATCATTCTTCATTCTTCTTAATACAACGTGTTTTGTTCTTTCACGAAGTTCATCCAAGTTACTTGCACCACTTGTGTTCCAAACTTTTCTATTACCAACTCTAAATTGATATCCTTTACAGTAACGACGAACATAGGATTGCCAATTTAATGTTAGGGGTGAATCAACAATTTTCAATAAGTTAAAATAGTTAATTGGTCTTGAAGTCATTGGTGTTCCTGTTAATAACCAAACTTTTGGTATGGTTTCAAGAACATCATTTAATAATCGGGTTCTGTTTGCAGTTGCGTTTGAAATGTAGTGAGCCTCGTCTACGATTGCCAAGTCAAAATTGGCATTAACCAAAAGTTTATAATCGTCGCTATCCTCACTCTTGTCAGTGGTGTGGTAATTCTTAATAATATCATAGTTAATAATGTAGAAATCAAAAGTGGAACCCCATTTACGTCCTTCGACAATTAAAACTTTTCTATCTGAATAGTTTTTTATTTCCCTCTCCCAATTTATTTTTAAAGATGCGGGACATACTATAAGTATCTTTCTTGCCTTACTTTCCATTGATGCAATAACTGCCGATGTTGTTTTACCTAAACCCATGTCGTCAGCTAAAATAAATTTATCGTTAGCCAATAGTTTCTCAATGGCAATTTTTTGATGTTCCATTGGTGGTCTGACATCATACTTACTATAATCTATAATTCGATTAAGTTTTTTTTCTTCTTGCATTACCGCAGCCTTAGGTAACCACATTGCACTATTTTGTTCAGACTCTAAAATTTTACCCCATATATGAAATGCTTTATCAGATTCACATAATAGTTTTTCACACCAAATTTGTTCAGGTATCGTTGGTAATAATCTATCTTCTTGTATTTTCTCACCAAAAGTTGAAACAATTTTTATGTATTTTCTTGCAACCTTTGGAGTTATTTGATGATATTTTTGTACATACTCAGATTGAGGTCTTGTTAACTTAAAATTCTTAACTTCAACAAATTTTCTTTTCCAATCTAATAATTGATTGTTTGAACCTTCATAGGTTAATAATATATTTCTCGCCTCTATTTCGGGAATCTTAGTTTCCATATTAAAATATACATAAATAGAATGTAACATTAAACTATTTATTAGAATATGAACAATAAACTACCTATCACCAGAATGTCTAAATTCCTATCTCAGGATGACTTCGATTTGAATATTCAAATGGGTGAGGAGTATCTTCATGGGGATTTAAACATGAAATTGGTGTTGTATCGAGTGGACAGACAAAAGACTGAAAATGACGATGTATATGCTGAAGTGGGTACCGATGAGATAAAATATTTCCCACCAATAGAATTTAATGGTTTAGTTAAAATAGAGGAACCAAAAAATAATGCTTATAAAACAGGTTTACTTCATTATTTAGAACCAGGAAATATGATACTTTCTGTTTATATTAAACATTTAAATGAATTAAATGTAGATATTAGATACGGTGATTATATTGGTTATCCCGAATCTGAAACAAGAACAAGGTTTTATACCGTTACAAATGACGGGAAAGTGACATCAGATAATAAACATAATATGTTTGGATATAAACCATATTATCGAACAATAACGTGTACACCAGTACAAGATTCATCATTTAGAGGAGTATAACATGGGAATACCAAAAAGAAAACTTAGTGTAACACTATATCCTGAAAAAATATTGGTGGAAAGAAGACAAGAATTATTAGACAAAATAATAAAGTCGGACACATATCTACCCGAATCGATATTACATGATGATATGGATATGGGATTTTTGGAATATGTAAACAAGAATTTTAAAGTAGTATCAAATAACGTTCAAATACCAATTATTAATAAAATATTAACCATTCAAAGATGGGGTGAGTTTACACAAAATTGGAGTTTTAGTAATGAGGATGGAAATATGGAACTTCCATTTGTTGCAATTATAAGAAAACCAGATGTACAATACGGTACCAATCCATCGGTACAAAGAACGATACCTGATAGATATCAATTTCATTATGCCACCGTACCTACTTGGAACGGAACATCAATGGGTGCTGACATCTATAAAATCCCACAACCAATTCCAGTTGATATTTCATATGAAGTTACCATTATTTGTAATCGTTTTAGAGATTTGAATAAGTTTAATAAAAAAGTTTTACAAAGATTTCCATCAAGACAAGATTATACAAAAGTAAAAGGTCATTATATACCTATCGTATTAGATAGTATTGATGACACAAGTCCGATGGAAGCCTTGGACGGACGTAGATTTTATATGCAAAATTATAAATTTACAATGTTAGGGTTCTTGATAGATAGTGACGAGTTTGAGGTTAGTCCCGCTGTTAGTAGACTATTTATTATGAGTGAATTTACAAATGAAAACCCGAATATGAGAAAATATCAAAATAAGTCTCTTAGTTTAACTAACGTTAACTTTACGGGAAATGGAACACAAACACTATATAGTGTGGGTGAAAGTATTGGTACTTTATTTGGAGTATCGGTTAATGGGGTTTTACAAGAAAAAGGTACTGATTTTTATCACATTACATATACACATAAAATAACATTTGTTACACCACCTCCAGCGAATGCGTTAATACTGATAACATATTATAAAGGTAGAAATAACGTTATATTAGATACCTACGGTAAGGTTATTCAAGTTGATAAACAAGTCTTTACATATGACGGGTCTTCTATTACGTTTACTTTATTAAATCCAATTAGTAGTGTAATCACATTAGACATTAATGGATTGGTTGAAGATGAAGGTTCAGGATATACCGTTGGAGAACAATCCGTTACTTTATTAGGGTACCCCGTAGTTGGTTCTGTTATTACCGTTTCTTACTTATATTAAGACTCCCCGTATATGTCTTTTTTGGGTTTACATATGTCTTCTATGAACTTTTCTAACAGTTTATAAATTTTTAATCCATTTTTTTCACAATGGGTTTTTAATAATTCGTGATGTTTTTCACTGATTTTGACGTTTTTTGTTTTGTTTTCCATTATTAAAGATATTAAAAGATATAATAAGATAAATAACTATCCTTTTATTAAAAGTATCGAAATCTTTGATAAAAACAAAGATATTTATTAGATAACTAATAAAAACATTTAACCAAAAAAAAATCGATGGCAAATTCAAACAGAGTATTCGTTTCTCCAGGTGTGTACACATCTGAGAAGGATCTAACATTCGTAGCACAAAGCGTCGGAGTAACAACATTGGGTTTAGTGGGTGAAACCTTAAAGGGTCCCGCATTTGAACCTATTTTAATTGGAAACTTCGATGAATATAAAACATACTTTGGACCAACCTCACCTGAAAAAGATGGTAGAGGTAACCCAAAATATGAATTATCGTATGTTGCAAAATCATATTTACAAGAATCCAACCAATTATTCGTAACAAGAGTATTGGGATTAACAGGATATAAGGCAGGAAAAACATTCGGAATTAAAACTTTAGGTATTGGTACGGGTAACACTAATGGAAACATTGTTGTTGCAGCCTTAAGATCAAGAGGACGTTATTCAGGTGAAACTTTAGTATATGAAGTTACGAGTAATGACTCATTTGTAATCGCTTCAGGTACAACTTTAGAATCTAATCCATTAGCCGAATTTACAATTAATGTAACGGGAGTAACTGGAGGTGCAAAATCCTTCACTTGTAGTTTAGATAGCACTTCAACAAAATATATATCTAAAGTATTAGGAACCTCACCATTTGATAAAGCTTATAGTGACGTACCACTTTATGTACATGAAGTTTATCCAAATTTAAATTTAAATCTTTACCGCAAGGGTTCAATAAGTGGATTAAGTTTAACTGAAGTATATAACGCAGAAGGAAATAATTTTATGGATGGTTGGGATACTCCAATATCACCAATGGTTGTTTCAGAAGTAAGAGGTGGAAAAGTTGATGATTTATTTGAAGTTATTACAATTTCAGATGGAGATGCCGCAAACAATGAAGTTAAAATAACTATTCAAAATATTAATATTGAAACCGGTGAATTTGACGTATTAGTACGTGATTTTAACGATACCGACGATAATATGGTGGCGTTAGAAAAATTCTCGAGATGTAGTATGAATTCTGATGTTGCGGGTTATATCGCAAGAAAAATTGGAACATCTGATGGTGAATATCCATTAAATTCCAAATATATTATGTTACAAATGAGTGATAACGCACCTATTGATGCATTTCCAGCTGGATTTAAAGGATTTGCAGGTTCAGAACTTTCAGGGTCTACAAAATTAGGTGGTGTATTATATAAAACTGAATTTTTTGATACCGCTGATTCAATATATACAGGGGCAACTTTTTCTGGATATACTGGATTAACTAGTGGTGGAGATAAATTTAGAAAAACATCATTGGGATTGTCATCTGATGGATATTATAACTATGATTCAGATTTATTTAAATATAAAGGTACAGGTTCTACAATAAATTATACCGATGGATTTCACTTATCCACAAACGCATCGTCAATTACAGGGACAACATATCAATGTACACCATATGATTTAGAAGGTCAAAGTGGTGTTGATAATAAATTAACATCAATCAACTTTCGTAAATTTACATTTGCAGTTTGTGGTGGTCATGATGGTTGGGATATCTATAGACAAACAAGAACTAACACCGATACTTATGTTTTTGGAAAAACAACATATAGTGCTAGTGGGTTTTTTGCCAATTCTAACGCTGGTGTTGCTAACTCAGATTTATACGCTTACTTAAAGGGTATTGAAACATTTGCCAATCCTGAGGCGGTTAATATTAACGTATTTGCAACTCCAGGTATTAATTTCTTTGACCACTCATCTTTAGTTACACAAGCTATTGACATGGTTGAAAATGATAGAGCGGATTCAATTTATATAATTGGTTCACCAAATTACACTGGAACAACACCATCAGCACAAGAAATAATTGATAATTTGGAAGATCAAGGAATTGATTCTAACTATTCAGCAACATATTGGCCTTGGATTCAAATAAGAGACACAGATAACGCAACTCAACTATATATTCCACCGACAGGTGAGGTTGTTAGAAACATTGCGTTGACAGATAACGTTTCTTATCCTTGGTTCGCGGTAGCAGGTTATTCAAGAGGTTTGGTAAATGCAATTAAAGCAACCAAAAAATTAACTCTTGACGAAAGAGATAATCTTTACAAATCTAGAATTAACCCAATCGCAACATTCTCTGATACAGGTACCATTATATGGGGTAACAAAACGTTACAAGTTAGAGAATCGGCTTTAGATAGAATTAACGTAAGAAGATTACTATTGAGAGCAAGAAAGTTAATTTCAGCAGTTGCAGTTAGATTGTTGTTTGAACAAAACGACGACCAAGTAAGACAAGAATTCTTAAGATTGGTAAACCCAATTTTGGAAGCAATTAAGAAAGAGAGAGGTCTTTATGATTTCCGTGTAAGTGTATCAAATTCCCCTGAGGACATTGATGCTAATACATTGAGAGGTAAGATTTACATCAAACCAACTCGTTCTCTTGAATTTATTGATTTGGAATTCATTATTACCCCAACAGGAGCATCATTTGAAAATATCTAATCTAAAAGGAGATATAAAAAGAAGAAGGGGGTCGAAAGACCTCCTTTTTTGTTTGTGGAATGCTCCACGTGGAACGTTTTACGAGAAAATTAAATGTATACTTGGCCCAGTATATACTAGTATATTCTAGAACTAGTTATTTAAGTATTTATATTTAATAAAGATATATAAGAGTTTATACTGGAACTAGATACTGGAGCCTGTAAAAAACTACGAAAAATAATTGACATTATCAAGTATTTTAATAAAAATAGTAAAAATAAATTATTTTCCAATATAGATATATTTATAAGAAGTATAAAATAACAAAAAATTTAACAAATACAAAATGGCAGATTTACTAATGAAAATGCCGGTTCCATATGAACCGAAAAGAACAAACCGATTTATCTTAAGATTTCCATCTTCATTGGGAATTAATGAATGGTATGTGTTCTCCACATCTAGACCAAAAGCAAAAATTAAATCAGTAGAGATTCCATTCTTGAATACTTCAACATACGTGGCGGGTAGATTTGAGTGGGAGGAAATGTCTGTAACGTTTAAAGACCCAATCGGTCCTTCTGCATCACAAGCGTTAATGGAATGGTTCCGTTTACACGCTGAATCAGTTACAGGTCGTATGGGATATGCTGCCGGTTATAAAAAAGACATTGAACTTGAGATGTTAGACCCAACAGGTGTTGTGGTTGAAAAATGGATTTTACAAGGTACATTCTTAACAGGATTGAACTTTGGAGATTTAGATTACTCAAGAGACGATATTGCAACTATCCAAGCTTCTTTAAGAATGGATAGATGTATTCAAGTTTATTAATATTACATTTTTTTCATACGTAAAGCCGATAACTCAGAAATGGGATATCGGTTTTTTTATTTAAAAACTTTACTTTCTCGTATTTATAGTATAAACTTATACTATGGAAGAATATAAAATTGACCCAACAATCGCATATGACGTTGTAGAATTACCTAGTCGAGGGATTTACTACGCCAACAACAAGAAATCACTCAAAATTTCTTATTTAACTGCTGCGGATGAAAACATATTGGCAGCACCAAATTTAATACAGACAAATCAAATTGTTACAGAACTTTTAAAAAGAAAAGTTTTAGACAGAGATATGAATGTGGATGATTTAATTGAAGAAGATAAACAAGCGATTTTAATATTTTTAAGAAATACTGCATTTGGTACAGAATATAAATTAACATTAACTGACCCAAAAACGGATAAGACATTTGATATTGAGGTTGATTTAAGTTCATTGGATTTTAAACCATTTGATTTGGTTCCTGATGCAAATGGGGAATATTCATATTTTATGGAAAAAAGTAAAATTGACGTTACTTTTAAATTTTTAACACAGAAACAAGAATTAGAGATAAAAGAAATTCAAAAGAGTTGGAATGGTAACGGTGTTGCACCAATTATCACAAAACAACTTGAATTCATGATTAAGTCAATTAAGGGTAACAGAGATATTATGAATATCAGAAACCTAATTGAAAATTTACCAATAAGAGATTCTCAAAGTTTCAGGAAATTTATCAACGATAAAAAACCTGGAATCAATTTAAACAAAAAAACAACGACCCCTTCAGGAGAAGAAATCCAATTTGAAATTGGGTTTGGGGTAGAGTTTTTTCGCCCTTTCTACGGATTATAAACGAAATCAATTAACGGAGATACTATTTTTAGTGAAAAGAGGGTTTTCATATGGCGATATTATGTCAATGCCAGTCTATGTTAGAAAATATTTTATTTCATT